GAAGACGCCGATGATGCACGTAAACTTTACAATAAACTATTCAAGAGGTTCATGATAAATGGCGAACAGCGACTCGACTAAATACGCTGCAGACCAGAATCGTGAATCATATGCTGATGACGCAAAGGCAAGACGAGTTCTATTAGTTGATGAGAATGGTAATGTTGTTGATGCTGCATCTCATGCTGAGACAACAGCTTATGCTGCTAGTTTAGTAGGCTCTGCAGCGTCTGCTTCTTGTATTGAGATACGTGGTTTCAACAGTGGTGCTGCTCAATGGATTCAAGTTCATGATGCTGCTGCGTTACCTGCTGACACAGCTGTTCCAATATCAACATTTTATGCACAGTCTAATAATAATTTCTTTATATCATATCCAAATGGGAAAGATTTCGCAGTTGGAATAGTAGTATGCAATAGCTCCACAGGACCAACCAAAACCATAGGTGGTGCTGATTGTTGGTTTGAGGTGGATTATATCTAATGCCAGTTAATATAAACGAAGTTGGCACTGGGGATGTTAATGGACCAGGTAGTTCTACAGATAATGCTTTAGTTAGATGGGACGGTGCTACTGGTAGGTATATTCAAGATAGTAACGGGTTATTGAATGATACTGGGGAAGCAACTTTCCAAACTACTACTGATTCTCAATCTGCATTCACTATCAAGAATGCTAATGGTAATAATATATTTGTGTTAGAAACTTTGAATTTTGATCAAGCGGTCACTACACCCAATGTTTTGAAAATTGAACCCAATGGATTTAATGGAATACCTGGAAGCACTTCATTTATCAGAGGAATGAGATACCGGGCAGAATTGAATAGTGGAACTCAGAGTAATGCGTTCCGAGGGTTTGATACATTATTAAGAGCTGGAGGGACACTTAATGCAACCGGTGACAATTCTTTCAGAGCTAGTAATGCAGGTATTGCTTGGAACTCAACGGGTACTTGTGAGAGTATGATTGGGATGCAGAACTTCTTAGCTTGTGGTGGTGGCGGCGGAGTAGATACTGGAACTATTACCGAAGCTATTGCTAACAAAGCACTTATTGGATTCAATACTAACAATTCTGGTGCATTCACTGATGGTTATTGTTTTTGGGCAGGACCAAACAGAGTAGATGCAACTCACACAATTACTAACTTTTATGGGTTGTATATTGATGATTGTGATATTACAGGAGTGACTAATGCTTTTGCTATCAAGACTGGAACGGGTCTTGTGGACTTTGGTGATGATGTGGACGTTGATGGGGATGTTGATGTAACAGGACATGTTACTGGGAAGAAAGTAGGAGTCTATGCGTATCTTAACACACCTGCTTCAACTACTATTACAGTGGCTGCAACTTATTATCCTATTAATGGAACTTTTACTAATGCTCCTATTGAAGGATTTTCAGCAGCGACAGTTGTCACTCCAGGGATTAAGTATGATGAAGCATTAACACAATATTTTGAGATTGATTGGCATGCTAGTGTTTATTGTGATCATAACACAACTACTGTGCATTTTGGTATCAAGAAGAATGGTACTTTATTGCCTGGTTCTGTGATGGGGTCAATGTGTAAAAACGCAAGCCAAGTTTATGCAATCAGTGGGACCACAGTAGTGGAATTGGCAACTGATGATGAGATCCAATTAGTGGTAACTTCTGATGGTTCAGGGGATGTAATCACAATGGAACATTATACAACAACAATAACGGAGTTTTTCGACTAAGATGGTACAAACAATATATAATTTAGATGCAGGATGGGAAGGATTAGACATTAACACTAAGTGGAAATATCTTCAAGAAGATTCTGATGGCAATGTGGATCTAGAAGAGTTTAACACAGGGAGTGCGATCAAGATTAAGATCCAGGTTTCTGCTGCGCAATTAGCTACAAACTTTTCTGTTTACACTTGGCAATGGACGCCTGCAGGTGGAGAAACAGCATATTATTTTGATGAAGAGGGAGAAGTGCAATCAATGCAAGGTGACCTTATTACTGCGAAAATGATAACTCTTGGTAACTTTTTCAAAACATCAGACGAAGCTTTAGCTGCGGCAAAACGAATTGTGTCGAACATGTCAAGTTATCACGACACATTGGGGTATTAAAATGTTAGAACTAGACTTTAAAGAATTTATACATGTACTCGATATGAACAGAAAACAGATGGACTCAGACAGGCGTATATTGCACTACGAAGAAAAGTCTGGTGAGTTTGTATTATATCTCAAATCTGTTGATATGTGGGAATATTTCACAGAAGTGCCTAAAAGTGAAATCAACATCTTTGGTGAACAGTACGAAGTTACTGAAGAACAAGCTGTACAAGATTTTAAACGAAACTTCTTATACGATGCAAGACCGCTCAAAGAGCATGTGCCAGTAGTATTAGATATGCCTGAAGAGTTGAGTAAAGGTAGAGTCATTGCAATCGGTCCACGAGGTGGACGTATTGTTGGGTATGACTCTCATGGTAAACCTATTTATGAAGGGAGTCCTGGTGATACAGGAAGTAAGAAGCCTCCGAAGAAAGATGATGATAAACCAGATGATAGAGGTATATTTGAAGTGTTAGGAGAGGTTACTCAAGCAAAAAAGATAACTGTTGAACCTATTTATAATGATAAATTGACAGATAAATGGAGTGGACGAAAAATAAGTGTAAAAATAAGACCTATGAATATCGATGGACATAAATTATGGTTTGTTATCAGAAACAGAAAAGCTATGGTTTATATACAAAAACCAATTACAGGAGCAGAAATAAATGCATCTCGCGATTTTGATGAAAAAATTTATCAACAATATCTGAGAGCAGAAAGACAATATAATAGATTACAAATTGAAGAACAAAAATCTTTCACTAAAGCTATCGATGTAAGTGAAGATATTATTGACGAGTCACTTGATTATGAATCGTTCTTAACACAAAAGTTTACTGAGTGGGAAACTAAGATATTATCTTTCGTTGATAGAACACTCAAAGACGAGTTCAATAAAGAAGTAGTAAACAAATCATTTGGTGAGTTCATACAACAGCTGTTCAATAACGTGAACACTATCGGATTTAAACGTGGGCTTATTGCAACAATCAAAGCATCGTTCAAGACAGGTATTGAAGAGGTTGAAAGTGAACTTAACATTGATATTGGCTTCTCGCCTGATATGATGACAGAAACTAAAGTTATGGCAGACAGACAGTTAGAAGGGTTTTATATTGAAGGTAAACGATGGAACGGGATAAAAGGTGTTGCTGACGATGTTCAGAAAGAAGTTAGTGAGATTGTACGTGATGGTGTAGTGAACAGAACAGGTACTAAAGAAATTAAGAATAAAATACAAGAACGGCTTGAAGTTACGAAGGGTCGAGCAACAGCAATAGCACGGACAGAAACCACACGTTTCATAAATCACTCAAAGATTAAATCGTACCAAGAATCTGGTCTTGTAGAATTCTTAGAGTGGGACGCATTTTTGGATAATAGAACGTCTGAACAGTGTAAACATTTAGACAAGAAACGTGTGAAACTTGGTAAGTTTTGGACGTTAAAAGACGGGACACCTGTCGACCAACCTCCTGCACATGTGAACTGTAGGTCTATTGTAAGACCGATTTTAAAGAAAGGATAAAAAATATTATTTATAAACCTCAGTTCTATTTCTATTTCCATTAGTAAAAAATATTATTTATAAACCTTAAAACATACGAGGATAAGTATAATGGAAAATCAAACACAAAAGTTTAATGCGTGGATGCCTTTACAGAAGTCAAACGATGGCGGTTTTGTAGGCATTCTTTCTGATGATTCAATTGATAGAGATGGTGAATTTATGAGTAAACAGTTATTGAACTCATGGGTGAAAGATTCAAGGTCTCTACCAATGTTGGCTAATCACGAGAACAAGTTGGAGAAACTTATTGGTGGTTGGACTAACAAAGAATTAGTGACTAAGAATGGACACACAGCTCTAGTAGCAACACCATTCTTTTTAGAATCAAATCCGCTAGGTGTACAAGCCAAAGCAATGGTAGAAGAAGCACTTAGCAAGGGTCTTGGCATAGGTATCTCAATTGGAGCAATCCCAAGTGGAGAGATGGTTGAGAAAGAAGTTGACGGTAAAAAGTTCAAAGGTTTTACCGAGGCAGAGATATTAGAGGCAACTATTGTCCCTATACAATCTAACCGTAACGCTTCGTTCTCAGCAATGGCCAAATCTTTTGGTCTTGATAAGAGTAATGATAACATGGAGGAAATTACAATGGCAAAGGAAATTAAAAAAGAATCTCCTGAAGAAGCTGTTCCTGTTGAAGAAAAACTTGCAGAAGTTGAAGCGAAAGCTGAAGTTGAAGCGGGTGAAGAAGTAGCAGAAGTAGTAGAAGCAGTAGAAGAAGAGCCAGTTGTAGCAGAAGAACCAGCACCTGTTGTTGAAGAACCTGTTGCAGACAAAGCAGTAAATAGTGAATTAGAACAATTAAAAAAACAAGTTGAAGAACTTAAAAAATACAAAGAACAAGCAGTGTTAAAGGGAACAGTAGAAGGACCTACAGAAATTAAAAAAGAAGTGGAACCAACTCTTGTTAATCTTTTCAAAGCACAATACGGAGGACAATAAAATGGCATTTAACACAAATGAGTTAGGAAATGCTGGAGCTGGGCACGCTTTTGATAGTGGGTTCGGTAAGATGGGAGTAGTAGAAGGTCAAACTTATTACAACCCTATCAACGGCATAGATATGAGAAAAGATATGGCTAAAACTTACATGGGAGCAATTCAAAAGGCACCTTCAATAGACCATACAACTGGTGGAACTGTAACAGCATACGGTCTCATGCCAAGTTTTTTCGACCCATCAATCGTCGATAGAACCGCACGAGCAACACCATTAGTAAGATTATTACCACGAAGAGCAGTCCGAGGACGAGCTTACGTATACAACGCAGTAACCGCAAAAGCAGTACCTACAGCAGGAACCGCTGGTGAAGGATTTAAGGGCGACGATGCAGCACTTGCAGAAGACGTTCCAACACGAACAGCTGTTAGCACAGTAATGAAATTCGCTTACGTAGTAGGACGAGTTACAGGACCAGCTTTGAGCTCAGGTGAAGGATTCCTTAACCTACTTGCAGAAGACATTCGTGTTAGTACAGAATCAATGAACGAAATTCTTGAAAACGAAATTTTGAATGGAGCAGTAGCTACCAACGCACTCGGTTTTGACGGATTACGAGCAGCTATCACAACCAACACCACAGCTAACGCAGGAGCAGCAATTACTCTTGACCAAGTAAGGTCAGATTTTAATGATGTTTTTGAAGCTAACGGACAAGTTGATTTAGTTGTAACAGACGGTTCAACTCACAATGTTATCAAGGGACTCTTAATGGATTTCCAAAGAAACGTAGAACGACCAGGTCCAGAAATGTCTTTTGGAATTCCTGATGCTTTTATGTTTGATGGCGCATTATTTATCAAAGATAGATTTATGCCAGTAACAGCAACTCTTCATGAAATCTTATACTTAGATTTAAGATACGTATTCCTTGCAGTACTACAGGATATGACTTATGAAGAATTAGCGAAGACCAACGACAGTCAGAAGTATATGTTAAAGTGGTACGGAAGTTTAATCGTAACTGCAGAAGCATTAATGGCTGAAAGAACAGGAATCGCTTAGGAGGATATGAAATATGGCAGCAATAACATTAGCAAGTAGCACAGTTACAATGATTACAGCATTAGCAGGATTAAATGTTTACTCAATTGTAACCCCAGCTACAGCAGACCAAGCAGATACCATTGACGTTAGTAGTATTTTTCCAAACGCATTTATCTTTGCATCATGTCAAAATGCAACTGATGGAAATTTATTATCAGCAACTGTTGGAACAACCAGCATTACTCTACCATCTGGTGGAACTGATAACGAAGCGAGAACTATCTACGTGATTGGTTATTAAGGGGATTAAACCCCACTTTTTTATTTTTTTTTTAAATTTTTTACCACGGTTTACTTAATCGTGACGGAGGAAACATACAATGGCATATGGAATTAGTCAATTAGAGAATAGAGACTGGGTATTCAAGCAAGATGTTACCATTCAAGGTGATTTCACGTTTGGAGACGCAGCAACAGATGATTTATTAGTAAACGGCGATTTAATCGTTGATAACAATTTACACATGGATTCTGCAGAAACTGTAACCATGATTTCTAGCGCAGCAAACGAAGTCGCAATCACAGCAACGACTGAAGTTGAATTAGTTACAGACACATTACTTGTTTATGAAGCAAGTGATGGAGTAGTAGGACCAAAATTAACCTTAGAACAAGAATCAGCAAGTCCAGCAGCTAACGATGCTGTAGGTAGGTTACAATATGTTGGTCAAAGTGACGCAGCAAGTACAGTAACTTATTCATACGTTCAAGGAGTAATTACAGACGCAACAGACGGAGCTGAATTTGGAGTAGTAGATCTTTACGCACAAAATGGTACAGGATCGGCTGCATTATGTGGACGTATTCAACATAATGGAACAAGCGGAATGTTCGTGGCAGGAGACGCTTCAGGACCAGGTATTTTTAGTTCAGGAGGAAACCAAGATGTTGAATTGAGAACTGGTAACTCTACATCAAGCACAATTAGTATTACCGACGGAGCTAGTGGAGCTATTAAGATTAGTCCAGATGCAGACGGTTATGTACTTCTTGAAGGGGGAATAGTACATACAGACATTTCAACAACGAGTGGAGCAGGCGCGGTAGCTATTACAGGAAGAATCCATGAAGTTACAACAACAGGAACAGGAGATGCTTTAACTCTTGCAAATGGCGTAACTGACGGGCAAAGATTAACAATTCTTTACGTAGCAGAAGGCGCAGGTGGAGATACAGCAGTAATCACACCAACAACTTTAGCAGGCGGAACAACTATCACACTGAACGCTCTTGGAGATTCAGCAGAAATAGTATATAGTTCTAACGGTGGTTGGTACGTAGTAGGTCTTGGTGGAACTGCAGCAGTAGCTTAGACTTAATGGGGGCGACCCCTACTTTTTATTTTTTCAAACTAACGGAGGATAATAACAATGCCAACAATCAAAGGTGGAATCACATTCGGTAAAAACATGAGTGATGAGGACAAAGCAAAATATACTAAAGCTCTTGGTCGTGACAAAAAGCGTAATGGACTTGACTTAGCAAAAATGTTTGTTAAAGGAGAAGTTTACGAAGGCAAAGAAGCACGAGCAAAACAGAAAGAACTGGTATCTAAACAGAAGAAACCAGTTAAGAAGAAGACAGTTAAGAAAAAGAGTAAAAAGTAAAGATAGATTAAAAGGGCATGGAATACCCAACTCCGGTCTCTGAATACAAAAATAATGGGAGGAAATAATGGCAAGTTCACTTAATGACAGAAAATATGCAAGTTTAGTTGAAGACAACAAAACTGCAACAGAATCAAATATTAATACAGCACACGGACAAGTTTCAGCAGCACAGTACACAGCGGCAAGTCCAACATTAGCAAACGGAGATTTTGCGTTTCTTAGAATGACCAGTGACGGAAAGTTAATGGTTGATACAGAAATGACGGTTGACGGAAATGTTATCGTTGACAATGTGGCAATGTATGCTACAAACATAGCAGATAGCTCAACAACAAGTTTTGCTTTGGTTGATGCAAGTGGTCACATACAAGTCGACATTCAATCAGCACCAGTAGCAGAAACAACACCACAAGATATTTCTCATATAACAACAGCAGCAGTAGCAGCTTCTCTTGTAATTAAAGGTAGTGCGGGAAAGTTGTTCTCAATAAGAGGAGTAAACAGTAGTGGTTCAGCTCAGTATATTCAAGTACACGATGCAAGTTCTTTACCAGCAGACACAGCGGTACCTAAAACAGTACACTATGTAGCGGCAGGAGCAGCATTTTCAATTGATTATCTACAAGGGAGGTCTTTTACAACTGGAATAGTAGTTTGTAATTCATCAACACTTGCAACTAAAACAATAGGAGCGGCAGATTGTTGGTTCGATTGTGATTATGAATAGAGGAGGTAAGATAAATGGGATTTGATACAACAATGAAAGTGATATCATCATCTGATGGCGCTCCCGTTCCAAAGACTATTGATTACACTCCTGGTGCAAATGATGTTACATACACAGAATCTGGTGGTGTTTTATCGGGAACAAACGGTATTTTTAATGGATGGAACGCTGCTAATTGGGGTTTAACTAATAGTTTAGTAGAATCTGATGCTAATAACAATATAGTTTGGAGTGCAGATATAGACGCACTGGGTCAAATGTATGCTTATTATTATCAGAATTGGATGGACGTAGTGCCACAGATCTATAAAGATGTATATGGTGATTTTTCAATAACAGTAAAAATGAAAAGTATAGGTAGTAACGATACTCAGCGATCACCAGCAATATTCTTTGGAAGACTTGATGATGACGGAACTTGGAACGCGTGTCTGTCAATGGAATTAAAAGGTTGGGCAACTACAACTTTTGAACCAACTTACGGTGCCCGATTTCATACAACCGGTAAATTATACACTGGAGGCGCAGTAGATGTGGTTTACTTAAGACTATCAAGATCTGGTAAGCAGATTGTAATGGAAGATAGTTCTGACGGAACATCGTGGACAACACGCGTTGACAGATCAATAGATGCTGGTAATGTAGGACGTCTAGGTTTTGGTTTCGGTGGGCAAGGCGGAACAGATGTGAAGTGTCAAATCGAGAGATTAAAAGCTTCATTTTACGAGTATAGCCCATAAAAATGGTAACAATGGCAGAACGTATGACAAAAGTAGAAACTGAGGTTACAAATCTCAAGGTCTCAAACACAGCAGACCATGTAGAATTAAAAACAATGTTAAAAGATTTTATCGAATCTGCAGACAATAAGTATGCAGGGAAATGGATTGAGAAATTAAATTATACTGTTATTGCTGGGTTTGCAGCGGCAATAGTTACAAAGATAGTGGGGTTATGGTAAATGGCATATAGCACAACTTTACAATTCGCTCAACGAAGCGGATTAGGATTAAGAATAGTGGACGAGAACGTAGGTACTGGTGACAACTTAGAAACAGATTTTGATTTAGATTTCGATAATGTTATAACTGGCTCATATGTATTGTCTCACGCGGTAAGTAGTTCAAACAATTTCACAGCATTAATAGAAACAACACATTATACTTTAGACAAAGAAAGTGGCAGAATTATTTTAACTGCAGCTGGGCTTGCTGATGTAGGGACTGATGTTATCTATGCAACTTATTGGTATGTAGAAGGATTCAGTGACAGTGTTATCTCAAACTTAATATCTGCGGCAGATGATGAAATCGACCAGTGGACTGGACGTAAATGGGACACACCAACTTCTGTTACTGAATATGTTGACGGAAGACCTACTCTTGGATATCCAACAACTGATAACCCTTATGTCAGTGATTATGACCAACCTGACGGAATTGTATTAAAGAACAGACCGCCAACTCTCATTGAGGCAGTCTACTTCTTACAACCAATATTATCTACTAGTCAGTTTTGGAACTATGATGCTGCTAGCGGAGATTATACTGACAGAACCACAGCAGTAAACTCATTCACAGAAGCACCATTCATATTATTTGACGATGCACCTGCTACAAATGATATTATCTATATTGGTAGTTCAAACATATTTCTTGGAATGACAGCAGTACTTAGCACTTTAGGTGTTGATAATGGTAATACTGCTATTGATTGGGAATACTGGAATGGTACAGCTTGGACAGATTTGACTGAGACTGATGTTGATACTGGAGCAAGTATATTTACCGCCAGTGGAAGTTTCACTTGGACTTATCCTTACGGCTGGGTAAAAACTACTGTCAACAGCTCTAGCTCATTATATTTCATTCGTGGAACATTAAGTGACGGTTATGGTACTTACCCACAACTTGCTGCACTCACACTTATTGATGGTGTCTCTGAGATTGTTGAGTTACGAAACCTCGCACTACATAATGGTCGAGTTAATTTTATCTCAAAAAGCATTCCAGCAGGAACACGTAACGTCAGAATCGATTACAAGTATGGTTATGCAACAACTCCAACTTATATAGCAGAAGTTAGTATGTTGTTAGCATCCCTACAGGCGTTTATTAACCTCTCGGGCGGTTCTTATAATGATGCAACTTCATACAGCTTAGGCAGTAAAAGTGTTACTATCGGTGAAGTATATGTGAATATACGCGAAGTTATCAACCAATTCAAAGGTCGTATTGACGGAATATATGCAATGGTCGGTAAAAGGATTAATGTAGCAGCAATATAATGGTAAAGAGCAGAATAACAAAACATGCACAGATTAACAGGGATTTGATTACTTCAGCTATTGCTATCTTCGGTAAGAAGACATTAGCACTAAGAGTACTCACAAGAACTGTTGATGCGTTTGGACAGTTATCTGTATTGAGCGCAGCAGATACCACGTTCACTGGCGACTTACAGTTTGGATTAGACATTGACCAAAGATTCATTACTACAGGTATAGTGGAAGTGGGGGATGGTGTTCTTTACATACACCCCAGTGCGTTGAGTACACTGCCTTCACCACAAGACCAAGTGGTTGACGGGAACAGTGTTTGGGAGATTCATAGTCAGATTGAAAGTCCAGAACTTGACGGGACAGTAACACATTACTCTTATCGATGTCGGAGAGAGATAAATGTCTCAGATAATTAACGTTAATGGTCAGAATTTTGAAATTACTAACTGGGACGAGTTCAAAGAGAAACTTCTAACAGCGGTAGGATTTCAAGTAGAAAATGAAATTATTAACCAGATTAATACAATGCGACTTGTTGATACAGGACATTTCAAACAAAGTATAACTTCTGAGGTACAAAACGGTGAATTGATTATTACTAGTACAGCACCTTACGCACCATATCTTGAGTATGGAACTTTCGATTATTGGAGTGTGTATGGGTTACAAGGATTTCCAAAGACACCAGAACCTAAGAAGAAAAACATATCTCGTAAAGCAGCTAAGAAGTTACCAAAGGGAATGCAACCATTCGCTCCGTTCAGAAGAGTATTATTTAACAAAGCTAAGATGGAACAGATTGTTGATAAGGCAGCTAGACTTGCATCGAAATAATATTATTTATAAACCTTAAAGTCAATCTAATTCTATCCAAGTAGGATATTTAAGACCAAGCAGGCAAGATGACAAGAACTAAGATAGAACCCGATAGAATTCTCACAAACTTTCTTAGAGTTAATCTTGACGATGTTAATGCTTCTCGTTCTGGTAACTGGATTTATCCTGACTTTCCACGTGTAGCTTCTCTTGGTGACGCACAATTCCCACGCGTAGGGATTACAATTATAAGTGAATCAGCAGAGTTCATGGAAATTAATGGTGACAATAATTATCATACAGTATCATTTCAAATTGATATAGTTAGTAAAAAAGACCTTATTCATACTTTAACAGTAACAAGTGAGGCACTTGGCACTGTATCTTCTGCAATTAATTCAAACAGATTCACTTTCGATTTTGTTCCAACCGCAATTTCCTTTCTTGGTTATCCCGGAGATACATATGGTACAGTAACACAAAAAGCTACAAATGAAGATTTTACAACACCTGCTGCGATGGCAGCGGATGTTATTGAGTGGGCATTCTCAACTGGTGAATTGAACCTTAATGCAACCGATGTTATAGCAGATGATGGTCGTGCAATGATTGCAACATATACTGTGGCTATGGATGGTAAGAAAGCCTGTCAACATTTAGCAAGACAGATTTGGAAAGAGATTCGTAACAATTGGAGAACAGACATGCAACCAAGAGGTTTATTCGCACCAAAACTTTTAGCTAACAATCCGATTCCATTAGATGAAGAGTTAGATTTATACAGACAAACAATAGAAATCCAATTTAATGCATTTAATATTGGTGAGGGACTATAATGGTAAAGAAATATTACAAAGCAAGAGGGCGACCTCCTGTATTAATGGAAGAAGAGGAGTACAATATGATGATAAAATCGTTGGAGAAACCAGCAGCAAAGAAGAAGACAACCAAAAAGGAGAGTAAAGAATAATGGCAATTGAATATTATAAGGGATTTGATACTTACGTTATCTATGGAGAAGAAGCAGTTTACGGAACTCCAGTGGCACCAGGAGTAACAAATTTTATTGGACAGATTACAAGTTTTAACTTAAATATGGCAAACAACTCATTCAGGACACAAGGTCTTGGTGACGGTAGAAATGCAACAGGTACTTTTCTTGGACCGTTTGATGTAAGTGGTAGTGTAGAGTTTAATATTACAGACCCGACAGCATTACAGTATGCAATAGGAACACTTACAGGAACTGGTGTTATTGCTGACCCATATCAAATTGAAGAAGCAGAAAATATCGGTTTTGATGCAGCTAACATTCCAAGTTTAACATTAGAAATAGGTAGTGAAGGTGATACTTCAGATGATGAGATTACCGTTAGTGGAGTTGTAATTAATAGTTTAACAATCACAGCAACACAAGGTGAAATTATTACTGGTTCAATGGATTGGGTTGGACAAACAGTGTTGGCAAGTACAACATTACAAACTGTTAGTGCTGGAACAGCTGCACCACTAATGTTTCATGATGCAACATGCACCGTTGGAAGTGATACAGTACAGGTTACTTCTTTTTCAGTAAGTATTGCAAACAACATTCAAAGTTATAGGGAGTTAGGTTCAAGATTATTAACACAACCAGCAACAGGTGTTCGTAGATATGATTTCACTATGACCATGAAAAAGAAAGTTGATACAACGGCGAGCACATTAAGTGCAGTTGAAGCAAGAGGTATGTTTTTTGGAGCAGCTACTACAACTTTGTTACCTAGTGACGATGTAACAAATTTAGGTGCGACTGTAAGTTTAGACATTAATGAAGGTATAGGAGCTAGTACAGAACGAGTAATTAACATTGATTTAGCGAATGCACATTTTGATAGTTGGAGTGAACCAGTTACTTTAGACGGTGGTGTTATTGAAATCACAGTAACAGGAACAGCTCAGAGTGGACTAGCAGACGGAGCTGTAAATGTTCCAATTAGATGGTATGCGATAGCTTAAGAGTAAAAATAAAAGCACAGGGGTAAATTACACAATGGAAGACATAAAAGTAATATTAAGTATGGGTGAGGTTACATTGCGTAAACCGAAAGCAAAACATTTCATGCATGCTATGGAAGAAGCAGAAGTTGACAATGGTCAGTTAAAGATGACAAAGTTGTTCAGGATACTTTTGCCTTTTTGTATAGCGAATCATCCATGGGGAATAACACCAATCAAAACAGCTCTTGGAGAACTTGGTATTGAAGATTACATTAAACTGTTCAACGAATTAAAAACTATAGTTAATGTAGGAAGTGATGTTGAGGGAAAATCCGAGCCGCTGTCTTCAGAGGCAGACTCCCCAAAGAGCAGTGGCTAAGGAAAAAGTTTATTTACTTTTTTTTCGTAGACAAGGGGATTACACCTGAACAGGTGGACGAGATGAGACAGGAAGACATTGATTGTATCTTAATGATAAATCATGCACAATCAGATAAACAAGATAAGGATAGGAAAAAACAACAAAGCAAATGGCAGAACCGGCAATAAAAGCAAAAATAATACTTGACACTAGTGGTATGCGTGGAGCAGCTGCTGGGTTTGGTGGTGGTGGAGTTACACAAGATACAGCTTCAAAAGGATTACGTGATGTATTAGAAGGGTTAGATTTCCCAGTTCTTGGAGATATTGGTGCTGCTCTTGCAGGTGGAGTTTTACTTCTTGAACAAATAGGTAAAGTATTAACTAATGGTTTTAATTTCTTAATGAAGTCAAGTCCAATACTAGCAAGTTCAATTAATATACTCCAAAAGAGTTTCGAAGTATTATTAAGACCTATTGGAGATGCTATTGGATTATTCATAAAACCTTTTGCTATTGCCATGTTACGATTTGCAATTCCTATCTATAAGAAATGGCGTGAATTTTTAGGTAGTGATAAAGCACAAAGTGGATTAGGAAAAATTAATGAAGGTGCTGGTCAGGTTGCAGGTGGTCTTATCAGTTTAGATTTTGCTCAAATTAAAGAAGGACTAGGACAAATCTTTTCAGGATTAACAGAAATCACAGGAGGATTTCTGGATTTCATGGGAGAAAATCTTAGTGATTTTGGTTCACGATTTAAACAGTTTGCAAGTGATGCTTGGGAGTTTTTTAAAGAAAAATTTGCAGGGATTGGTTCGTTTTTAGGTGAATTAATACCAAAACCTATATCTGATGCTCTTTCATGGGGATGGGGTTTATTTACACAATGGCTTGAAGGTATTTCATGGGACAAACCGTTATCGCCGTTCTTTTCAGCATTAAAAGTTGGATGGGATAATATAGTAGTTCCAATGGTTGATTCATTAGTAGCTGCTCTTGACGAAAGATTGCCGGGTTTAAAAGAGGCATTAGATGTTCTATTTTCAAAGGCAGACGAAGGTGAAGATAAAGGTTTTATTCAGAAATGGATTGACAATTCAAAAGAATGGGATAACAAAGTTGTAAATACTTTAATACCGGGGTTTGGATTATTATATACTACAGCTGAAACAATGTTTGGTAAAGATAAAAACGAAAGGGGTAATACTGTAATTGGTGCAATTAATAAAACAACAGATGGACTTAATATGAGTATAGAAGCTGCTAACATGACAAGTACAGCACTCCATTCAATACCAACAAATATTACTACAACACATACTATCATCACAAGGAGGATAAGTGAGTAAATGGCAGATATAATCGAAGAATTAAAACAGCTTAGAAAAGAATTTGAAGGGCTTAACAGAACTTTCACTACAACTCAAGTGGTCAAAATAGACTTGAAAAAGATAAAAGAAGAACTTGCTGATGAATTAAAACGAGACCTTCAAGGTAGAACATCTTATGGTATAGGAATATAATATGGCAACACCAACACTTAATGCGATTGAACTTGATAATGTAACCCAGATTTCTTTTACTAAAGATGCAAACATTGTTCCGCTATCTTTTCCTGGTGGTGATAGTTCTGCAACTGAAACTTTCGATTTGTTAGGTGTCACAAAAGTTATAACTATTTCTGGTACTTATGTAAACACTACAGCAAATGTTAAGACAGACGTTGATGCATTGGCTGCACTTGTTGATGGTGACCAGAGTGTAAGTGTTTCTCTTGTTACAGACGAACTTGGTACACTTAGTGTTAAAATAGCATCATTAGACATTGTATGGGATACATTAAATAACAAAGCAGGATATACATTAAAACTTATAGAGGGTGTTTAAGTGGCCCGAATACAGACATATGTGACTGTTGATGGTATTGATGTTACAAGCAAAGTTATGGGTTGGAATTTTGTCGACACTTTTGGTGATGAAATCCCTGATATGGTTATTAAATTCTCAAAAAGCGTTTTAGGTTTAGTAACAGCAGCTAGTGGTGCCGAAGTTATTGTAAAAAGAGGGCCAGTCACAGGGCAAGAGTATAACGTTTTTAAAGGTGATATTGATACAGTTCAAAAGAATATTGGACAAATTATAATCAAAGCAAAGGATAAACTTATCGCATTAGTAAGAACTAACGTGAACACTTCTTTCGATAAAGACATTGATGTTGAAGCTGGCGTTGGTTCAGCAATAGCAAACACACTCATCACAAGTGCTGCATTCGGTGGTCTTAGTACAAATAGTGGAGCTACTGTTGTCAGTACAGGTGCGACAGTTCTTCTTGAAAAGTTTGTTTGTAGAAAAACTGACGTGTTTGAAAGAGTAAAGACAATAGCTGACATTTATGATTATCAAATATATTATAATTATGATGATGATTTTGTATATTTTGAACCAACAGGATATACCGCAAATGCAAACACATTAACAGTAGGAACTAATGTTTCTAATTTGCCTGTGTGGGAATTTGATAATACTCAACTTGTTAATAAGATAAGAGTAGAAGGTGCAGAACAGATAGTTGAAACCACAGAGTCTGGACAGATAGGTGTTACCTCAGGATATACAGTAAGTGATGTATTATTAACAAAACAACCATTTTCAACAAAAGTATTTTGTGATTCAGCAAATCCACCTACCACATTAAGAATAGGTGGTACACTTGGGGCGACTGGCACTTTTGATTATTATGTTGATGAGCAGAACAAAAAGATTATTTGGAATTCAACATATACTCCAGGTGGGTCAGATTTTGTTGAAGTGAGATATGGTTATCCTTCACCTATTCCAGTGCTTAGAAACAGAGCAACGAGTATAACTTTATATGGTCTTAGTGCAACCACTAAACATTTTTCTGATATCAGAACTGTTGAAGATGCAATTAATCGGGGAGATTTATTCTTGGACCTTTATTCACAACCATTTGTTAGAACAAAACTTCATGTGCCGAGTATAGCAAACAATTATCGTGCTGGAGAAACCGTTTCAATAGTTGATAATGTTAATGGGGAAACAAGAGACCTAGTCATAAATAAGATAGTAAAAAAATTCCCTCACAAATATGACATTATTCATGTTGGAAACAAAGAATATAAGATGGCTGAATATAACAGATTCACTCTTGACAGAATAAAGAGGCTTGAAGAAGAGCTTAGTAAGAATGATGATATACTGATTCAGATTATTGATGTGAGTCGTACATTTAAACCGAGAAGGAGATATTTGAAATTACAAAAAGAAGTTATTGCTGATACAAATTCTCTTATCTGGGACCATCCAACACAAGGTCAATGGAATGATGAGCCTGGTTCTAATGATGAGGAGTGGGGTGGTACTGCATTTGGTTCAACAACGGTACAAAAATTAGTTCAGGGCGGAATGGTTTATGAGGAGTATTGTTACGATACAGATTTCCATGATGCGACTTCAACAGCAACATTTTCAACAATCACACAAAATATATCTTTTACCGCAGGACAAGTTTGGTCAAGTACAGTGATAGATTTAGGCACTACTCTGAGTCAAATAAAGGTGGACCTTGGAACTGTTGTTGGAACTCTACTCATTGAGATTAGTTCGGATAATGCAGTGACTTGGCAAACAGTTACAGAAGGGGCATTAACAGCAGTAACAAGCTCAAATGGTACGGGTACATTCATAAGAATAACAGAAAACGCTGCAGGAGTGGCAACAATAGATTTAACACAAGACAGTTTCGGACAAAATACTGAATCTGTGATAAAAGTATTAATGGTGGAATAAAATGGTCAATGGAAGCATAATAACAAATAATGGTAAGAAAATAATAATTAACAGGGCATATAAAACAACGCCAGACTATCTTGAACCGTCTACATTTAAAATAGGAATTCTTAACGGGACACCAAATGTGGCAGATACAGATTTAGACGTGCCTGTTGCGATAAGTGGCACTGAAGCAGTTGATGCTTGTGAAGCGATTACAGGATGGGTTGACTCAGCAGATATGACTATAACAACCAATGCGGTGACTTTTAAAGAAGGTTCTAACAGTTTGAGCCTAGCTAAAGATGCAGGTTCAAGTGTGAACTTCTCAACAGCTAAGACTACGACGAGTAGAGATTTTACAAGTAAAACTTTATTTGTTTGGTTATACATCACAGCTGTGGCAGACTTAGTGGCTACAGGAACAGATTGTGTGACAATCAGATTCGGTTCAGCGGCAGGTGATTATTATCAGAAAGGATGGGATATTAGTGTATTGACTACAGGTTGGAATTTACTCTATTTCACATCAGCAACAGCAGACTCAACAACAGGAGCTCCAGCGTTAGGGGCAATGGATTACAGTTTTATTCAACTCACCACAGATTTGGCAGCGGACACAATCGCAGCTGATAGAATATTCATGGACGATTGGAAAATTGCAAGTGCGGATGATTTCATAAAAACATATGTTAGCGGATATCCAACTGTTGATGAGACTAATTTTGAGATTGAAATTCGTGGTCAGTTATTAAGTACAGAAGGTAACGGGTATGATATTAACGGTTTTGCACTGTTCAATGCAGACGGAACTCCGCTCATGCACAGTGAGGACACATTCACAGCAGAATCAAAAAGTAGTACAGACCAGTTCACATTCATTGTGAAAGATAGGCTGATATAGGAGGAATATAAAATATGACATTACCAAACACATTTACAGCAGGAACTGACGCATTAGCAAGTCAAGTTAATTCAAATTTTGTATATAACAATACTGTATGGGAAATAGAAAATTTAGGAGCGTTTACGTTTAATGGAGTTGTAGTACATAGTGCAACTAATTATTCAGTGGTTCGAGCAAGTAGTGGAGAGATTTATTTGTGGGATGGTTCAACACTCACATTAAAAAATTCAACACCTAATGCTAGTTCTTTGATGGCAGGATGTAAAGCAGATGCAACTCATGGAGTTTGTGTTGAGACTGCAGGTGTAGAAGTTACATTTACAGATGATAGTGGAGCAACTTGGACATCTAAAACAAGTGTAGGGTTCTCTGCTGCTGTTTATGATGTTAGTTTCCCAACAGCGACATTAATAGTAGTTGGTGGAAGTGATGGTGGTGGAGATTATATACAATTTAGCACAGATGATGGGGGAACTTGGACAGACGCGACAACTTCTCCTTCAACTGTTGTTGATGGTCTTGATATGTTTGACGGAAATACAGGTTATGCTGTAGATTCTTCAGGAAATATATGGAAAACTACAAACGCAGCAGTGGATTGGACAGACACAGGAGATAATGTATCAACAGGGACACCAGGTGCAAGTTGTAATGTTTTATGTTTAACAGCAGATATTGTAATAATTACTAGCCAATCATACTTAGACTATTATGTTAATTCAACAAATACCGTCACAAGGAAAGTGACTAATGGTACTTTAGATTTACCTCAAGGAATAGTAAATACTGATGGAGTGATTTATGCACTTATGTCAAATTCTAGTAATCACATGGGTGGCTTACTTACATCAGCAGATAGTGGCATTACTTGGACTTACCAAATATTTGACCCATCTAGTAATGACACTGCATATAAACATTCAATCGCGGCTTATGACACAGGGAAAAT